TGCGTACTCTGGAACATTCGTAGAGTAAGAAGTTGTTGAAGTAGGTGCAGGCGACCCACCGCCTCCTCCGCCTTTACCTTTATGGTATCCAGGATGTTGTAATACACCGATTCTAAATTTATTGTTAAACATAATTAATTGTCCACTGGTAATTCATAAAAAACAAACCTTGCCTTATATCCTTCAGCTTCCCAGAATTTCTTCCAACCTGGTCTGCCGTAGGACTCCATTACTTCACATCCGTGATCCTTGCAAAATCTTAACAGTATAGGAAAGCCTACAACTCTCCAGCTGTGAAAATCTTTACCGCCTACAAAGTGCAACATTAAAACTCTTTTTTGAGGGTAATCATAAATTTCTGTGATCCAGAAACCTACAACACCTCTTTCATCAAACGCAATCCATAACTGTTGTGCTGGATTGTTAATAACACCTTGACGCATATCATCTGCGGTATAACGTCCGTATGTATACTTAGCGCACTTTTCTGCGTAAGCATTTATTTCTGGCCATGCACGATCAATATATTCTTTAGGTACTAAAGAGACTTCCATTAGATCTGTGTATTTTGGTTATTTTGCATCATAAATGATAATTGTTGTAATGCATCAGGCCCTGTAGTTCTAGGTGGAGGGGCTATATTATTATTAGTATTACCACCAGCAGAAGTATTGCTTGATGTATAGTAATTACCATAAGGATTCCATTGTTGTCCTTGAGATCCACCATATGGATTATTATTTAAACCTTGACGACTAAACATTGATTCTTGTTGTTGGCCGTAAGGTATTCCAGTAAAAGATCCTACCGTGCCTTGAGGAGCGTATGGGTTTGTGGTTTGTTGATTAAACACACCAGAACTATACAGTCCAGCTAATATAGAGGCTATACCACTATCGCTATTAACACCATTGTTAAACGCTTCTCCACCTATATTTGATCTTGTAGGCTGTGAACTATACTTTGCATAATCAGTGCTATATGGATTGGGCTGTGGTTGTGTATATGTAAAATTGTTTGGTTGTTGTTGTGGGTTTTGTGCAGCAATTTGCTGGATAACATTATTCATTAAACCACCGCCTTTGCCTGATCCTCCTGTTCCTGATCCCATGATTTTCCTATGCTGGTAATAATTTATATGATTTAGTATCTGCTGCTATATCTTTTGCTTTTCTGCGTTTAGCTTTAATACGATCCATCATGGCATATAAACGTTTAGCACCAGCATCTGTAGAGCCGTTGCCTAATTCAGATACAATCCTTGCTGGAATAACAAATTCACCTTCAGCTAATCTTGCAGCTTGCTTGCCGCCTATTGTAGCAGGTATTGAGTCAGATACACCATCGCCTGGTCCCTTTAATAAACGACCACCATCTGAGTAATCACCTAAATGACTATCCATTAAACCACCACGCTTAGCTTCTTGAGCAATTTGTTGTTTGGCTTGAGCTTCTAACATAGCTTGTCTTTGCATAACTGGCATTAGATCAAGTTCTCCCAATGCGCCTACTGGTTGCAATCCAGTTGCTAAATCATCTTTTAGGGTTCGTTTTCTCATATTTTTCATCATTGCATAAGCTCTTTGATCTGGGCTCATGCCTGCATACTCTTGTTCATATTGAACAATACCTGGACCGCCCATGGCATCACCTGGATCACGAGCCACAATAGGAGCAAATCCATCTGGTGTAGGTGACATTAAGTTAACACCTTTGTTCATGGTTTCTATAGAGCGTAATTGTTTTTCTATATCTACCTTACCTTTAGATTTATATCTGTCAATGCCCATAAGCCCACCATCCGCTGATCCGTATGTTTTGGCCCTATAGTCTGGGTATGTTGCTGCGTAATATGGATCAGGCCTTGTTGGAAACGAGCCCTTAAAGTCTTTGCCTAATTTTTTTAAACCAAAAGGATTTTCTTCTTCTTTTGCTGGGTTATATCTTGGTAATCCGTCTCCCATAAGTCCTATTACTGGCCCAGCTAAAGCTGAAGCAGCATTTAAAGCTACACCGTCACCTTTTAAAAACTGCATAGGATTTTGTTTTGCAAAGCTTAATCCAGAAGAAAAGTTTTCAAATGCAGTTGGGGCTGAAGCAAATGAAGGAAAGGCTGATGCTGCGGATGCTGTAGATGCTGATGGAAGACTTGGAATAAAACTTTTCATTTGATCAGCAGCAGCTTGAGTTGGAATAATTCCACTTTGACCAGCAAATGATTTTACAGGGTCAAGCGTAAATGAGCTTCCTAATGTTTTTGAAAACGGTTCTGTTGTTGTTTTTAAAGCCGCATCAGCAGTTAGATTAAATGCTTTAGCGCCAGCATCTACGCCTTGTTGGGCTAACGTAGAGGCTTTTGAAATATCTGCACCTAATTTACCACCTGACCATGCGCCAAGACCAGCCATAATGCCTTGGCCAATATCGCCTGTCATTGCATAACTTATAAGCCCTACACCACCTGCCAAAAGTGGCAATGGAATGCCCATAGCTGCACCAGCAATACCAGCTACAGTAGGTAATAATGAGCTTAGGAAACCAGCTTCAGGAAGGCCTGTTTTAGGGTTAGTTGATAATGGTTTGCCGTTATGGTCTAACGATAGTTTATTAAGAGCACGTAGCTCCTCAGGGGTCATATGGACGAGTTTACTGTCCTTGTTACGACCTTGGGATTCGAGATGTTTGGCGGCTAGTGCTAGACTCATAATTTCACCATAATGTTAATATTGACATTTTAAACTATTTCTAATAAAAATCATTGCTTTTTCTTCTCTAACGTGCGGAAACAAAGGTTATTGTGCCTATTGCCGAAGGTATTGATGGGTGAGCAAAAGGGCTAGTTTGAGCTACTTTATGTTCCATATATATCCCATCTACAACAGGTGAATCATCAGCCGCTTTGCCTGTTGCCCAGTATAATTGAATAACATCGTTAGCATTTAAAGTAAACATTACAAAGGATACTGCTAATGCATAACCAAAGACTCCTGCACTTTTACGAGCAGGGATAGTAAATTTACTAGTTGAACCTGGAAGATTAGTTCCATTAATGCGTAACCAAACATCTACATCATGTTGAGTATTGTCCGTATTAACATATTGTAGACTATAATCTATTTTATAAACCCCTGCATATGTTGCTGTAGCAGCATTAGAAGCTAAAGTAAATCCACTTCCTGAATCTAAGGTGCTCCATTTAACTATAGTAGGTGTGTTATCAGCTGTTGCATACTGGTCAGTTAAATCTGATGCACCTATATGAGGAAAGGTTAACGCTGAACCACCGTCAGGTATTACAAGCGCCCTAGTAAAGTTATCTATCTGTGAAAAGTATAAGCGTAATACGTTTGATATTTGATCTTGGTATTGTTGGCTATAATCAGTTGTAGCATTAGGTAAACTTGGGGCTACAATAGGTGTAAGTTGTGCTTGTGCCATTATCTTTTGCCGTCTGGTTTAACATCAATACGAGGAATACCTAATTGCCACGCTACACCAAGATCTGTTGATCTAATTTCAAATGACATTTGACGGGCTCTTAGTCTTGTATAAACTTGACCTGTAAATTTAGGAACAATATATTGCGTAATAGTTGAGTAATTTTGTCCACTAGTCACTGTATCAACATCTGAAGGTTCTTGTGATGATCCAGAATTTTGACGGCCATACAATGTCATTGTAACGGAAGGTGCATTAACACTTGAACCATTGAAATTGACATCAGGCAACATACGCCATACAAAACCAAGATGCTCGCCAGCTTCAATACCAAAATCAGATGATTGGATATAGGCTTCAATAGGTTGTGGGCTACTTGTAGATACGTCATCATTTCCTACCTCATGGTATAAAAGTCTTCGGTTGTAGTCAGCGGCCACTGGGTTAGGTTGAATACCATATTGTAACCAAGCAGTTCTTGCCATAGTACCATATGACCATACTTTGTCTACATAGTTATAAATAATATAACGGTCTACTGTAGTGCCAGCACTATTTTGAGTTACATAAAACCACCATACCTCATTGTATCCTTCATTAGATCCAGAGAAGATTTGGAATGCTTGGTCAACGTTAATATCTTCAAAAATAAATTGACGTAATGAACACGGTAATGTTGAAACTACACCAGTGTATTGGTAGAACTTATCTTTACCCATCCAGTAGGTTACGTTATTCACTGTAACAGCTGCGTTAGGGGCAATGATAGAAATATTATCCATCAATACTTGGAATGCCCATACATAAGGATAGCCAACATACTGCATTGAATAGAGGCAGGAATTAGTCCATATCAAAATTTCTTGACGGGTTGTAATGCCTGTTACAATAAAAGAACCATTAGCTAATGTAAATTCACCAGATTGATTTGTTGTTTCTGGAACCCATTGGTATGGATTACCTTGGTCAGACCATCTTACAATCATAGGATTAAATGCTGTATTAGGTGTTCCTACTTCATATGGATTGGATCCTAAACAAACTAAAAATTGCTCTGTAGCTGAGGTTAAAATTTGATTGGTTGTTTTTGGTACAAAAGTACCACTAAACCCTGCTGCTGTAGATAATGTAGATAAGTATGAACCACGAGTTGATACACCTCCAGAGTCTAACCAATAGAATATTGGGCCGCCACGAGGAGCATAAGCTAAGTTAGAGCCAAAGTTATCTTGAGACCAAAGTCTTAATTGTTGTGTAATACCAGATGTAAATCCAGTTCCCCAACCACGAGTAGCAGACACTGGTATTCTAACTACAACAGTTCCACCAAGGCCAGACGCTGTAGCATTAGCAGGATAACTAGCAGAGCCAAATACAGTTGATATTGTATATTTATTTGCATTGACTACAGTCACTTGGAACGCTTGTTCTAGTATAGTCTTTACAATACCTGAAACATTATTTTGTACAGAGCTAAAATATATCCAGTTACCAGTTGTTAATCCATGACCAGTTTGATTAACTGACACTGTAGTACTTGTATTAATTGTATCAAATGGATTGGTTAAGGTAGTACCTGTAGTTGCAATAGCACCAGTCCACGGGCCAGCACCCCATCCAGTACCAATCGTTGCAATGTCATTACCAATAGGGTATTGAAATGCTAGTGTAACCGTGCCACCACCACTTGCTGTAGACGAAGCGTTTGTTGCAGCTAAAATAGTAAATGTAGTTGTAGAAGGTACGGTATTAACAACGTATTCACCGCTAATCGTTAAACCACCTACAGCGGCTGTAGATGTTACTGTAACGTAATCACCAATTGCTGGATTGTAATTACCATCTGTAATAGTCACTACGTTAGATCCAGACACTGTAGCGAGTGGGCTTGCTGCTAATTGATTTGGAGGAGCTAAGGCTGTGCCGTCTGTTTGAACAATAGGAGTAATGTCATAGTAAATACCACCAAAAAATATGTAGTATTTTTTACTTGTACCTAAAGATAAGTAGTTTGATAAGCCATCAGAATCAGTCCATGTCCATAAAGAACGTGCAATGCCGTCAAACTGATCTGTGTCTACTTGTACCCAGCCACCAATCTTTTCAGCTTGACCTGAACGGAAGCGGATCTTATCACCGTCATAGAAACCACCCTCATTGGAGTAGTCGGTTCCTTCACGGTTAATCCCAGCTCTATATGTTAATTTTTGTAATGGCATTATTTACTTTCAAAGAGTGCTTTTTCATCTAATCTACGGATTTGTAAACCTCGTAGTATTTTACCACCTGCACGACAATACTTGACTAACGACTCCATAGCCGCCTTTTTATCGCCACGAAGCAACGCTTGACGGAGTGTTGATCGCTGAAATGTACCAAGGCCAAGGTTAAAGGCAAAAGATACAAGGCAATCAAATTCACATTGTCTAAGAGGCACGTTAGGTAGCATCTTATGTATTCCAAGCTCAAAACGCCTAAGGTCGGATTTAAGAATTCCATCTATTTCATTGCTCGTAAAAGTGCGGTTCCATTCAGTTGGGAGTAACTTACCATCATTGATAAGATGGCCCACACCAACGGTCCATAACCCAGCAGGACATTTATAAGGCTTAGAGCGGATGCCTTCGTGATGCTTAATAAGAGCGATGCCAGCTTTTGATACATTCACTTATTTCTTTTCCCAAGTTCTAGCACCAAAGTAGAATCCTATAATAGAGCCTACAATAGCCATTTCATCAGATGAGAATATAACATCCATAGATTCACGACTAAACCCTACAGTATTTACAGCCCAAACAAAGCCAGCTATATCTACAAATAAAAGTAGTCCTACAAAAGTAAAAGCAACAATAGGACGAACGCTTGCGTTAAGAGTTCTAACCCATGGTGCTGCGTCATGTACAAGTTTTGCATCGTGTTCATAAAGTGCTTGACGTTCTTGTGCGAATGTTTCTGCATACGTACCCTCCAATTCAATAGCTGCTATTTTTTCTTGTGATACAAAGCCTTTTTCAGCCATAAGTAAAGCTTGTTCATTTTGTAGTCTAGCCATTTCACGTTCATGTGATTGATCTCCCTTTTGTTGGAAGAAGCCAAGGATACTTGGTAGACCTGCGGTTGCAAAACCTAAAATTGAACTTAAGATACTAAACATTATTTCCCCCTTCTTTGCATATCGTGTTCTTCTAAAATTCTAATACGTACATTAAGTTCACCCATTTGAGCTCTTAATTCTTCTTTTAATTTTGCTCTTGCTTCTGCTGATATAGGGCTGTCAGTCGGTACACCTTGTTCTGTAATGAGATTAGGCATTTTAGATTTGATGCTGATGAGGTCTGCTTGTATAGATGCCATTGAAGTAAGTAACCAAGCAATAGCCGAGACTATGACTGGGAACAACATATTTGCTATTTTATCCATATTCATATTAACCCCCTAAACAATGTACCCAAGCGAGTAAACAAAGTGTTATTAAAATCCCAATTAAAATTTTCATATAATTTACCAAGTTAATACTATAAGTCCAGCGCCACCATTGCCGCCACCTGTTTGATAGTCATTAGGGTTATAATTTGATGCAGCGCCACCTCCGCCTCCAGCGCCTGGCCCTCCCGTAGCTCCGTTTACATATTGTACTCCACCTGCTCCACCAGCACCTATAGAAGAATTTGCTCCAACATATCCATACCACCAACTACCTCCATCACCCGCCCAATTACCATTTGGGTATGCTCCAGGATAATTTCCTGTTCCATATTCTTTAGAACCTCCAGCGCCACCAGATGCATTTGTTGCACCAAATCCACTAATATAACTTGCACCTCCAGCTAAACCAGCGGGTCCATTAGGAGATGTTCCCCCACTAAAACCACCAGCACCACCAGCTCCACCTGCACCTACTACAATAGATAATACATTGCCTGGAGTAACTGATATTGTTGTAGTTACTGTACTTGCGGCTCCACCGCCAGCTCCCGCTCCGCCAGCTCCGCTATAATTTCCCCAACCCGTTTGACCTCCACCACCACCACCAGTTGAAGATACACTCATGGACACAACACCAGCAGGGACAGTAAGCGAATAAGTTCCTGCAGAAGAATAAGTATTTACATTAGGATTTATTGGTGTAATAGATACAAACCCAGAACCACCATTACCAGCATATGATCCGTGATTAGATCCTTTAGTATAATCAATATTAGCGCCTGTAGCCCCTGCACCTACAGTAACATTAATTGTCTGACCTGGCGTGACTGCAAATACTGCAATACCTGTACCACCACCTGAGCCACCATAATTTTGAGGGCCATCATATTGAAATCCTCCACCACCACCAGCGCCAAAAGTAGGTGTAGCGGGTTTAGAAAAGTCCCCGCCTTGTGAAGAACCTGATCCATAATATGAACTACCACCTGTGCCGCCAGATTTACTTCCGCCTGTGCTATTTAATGTAGTAGATGATGCACCAGATATAGATACTGTACCACCAGTGCCGCTTGATACGCCACCCCCACCACCATTAGCTGTTAGTGACCAGCCAGCCCTAGAAACTGTTGTTGTTCCTCCAGCGGCTCCGTTTTGTTGATACCATGAACCACCATCAAAATAAGATACTTGACCTGCACCACCACCGCCTGTAGCAGAAATACTTAACGAAGTTACTGTAGCAGGTACTGTATAAGTATATGCTCCCGCAGCGTTATATGTAGTAGGTCCTACAGTATCTGGATAGAATTGTTTACCTGTGCCACTTTGAGTAATTAAAGCGGCTGCAGGACTTTTCCAAACTCCACCTGTTTTAGTCCATAAGCGTTGTACTTGTTTCCAAACGCCACTTTCTTTTACATAAAGTTTTGGCATTATGTAACTTGATACCAAATATCTCCGTCATTACCACCAGACGGAGTTGAAGTTGAAATGGTCTTAGCTCCTGTTGAATTACTTCCTACAAAATAGTTATATGCCGTTCCTGTACCAGAACCTACTCCAGTAGCTACGAACGTTATACCTACAGTATTAGCCGAAGCACCAATAGCTGTAAATGAAGTTGTTCCTAAAGAAAGAATAGTATAAACACTACCAACAACAAAACTGCCTGCAGTTATTGTAGAGCCGTACAATGAAGCTCCAGCAATAGTGCCACCAGTAATTGCAACAGCAGTGGCATTTTGTGTAGACATTGTGCCTAATGTACCTGTTACTGCTGTAACAGCTGTATTTACAAAAGCTGTTGTAGCTACGTTTACTGAATTGTCTCCAGAAGCTGGTGTTGTTGCAATCGCACTTGCTGCACCCGTTAGTATTGTTCCAGCCCCTACAAGTTGAGATGTATTAACTGTGTATGTACCAACACCACCAGAGCCTGTACCAAATCCAGTGACAAGGGTTCCAGAGGTTACCCCTGTTCCAGTAACTCTTTGGCCTATAAATATAGTGCCACTTGCTACTGCTGTGACGTTAAGAACTGTACCTGCTACACCAGAACCATTACTAATGCCACCAGTATATGAAGAAGAAGTATAAGCACCTAATACCCCAGCAGCTAAGAAGTTTCCTGTATTAACTTGAGCTCCAGTAACAGATAAATTACCATTAACTGTAAAGTTGCCAGCAGATCCTGTTTGAGCTGAATAGAATCCAGTACCTGTACCAGACTCATTAGTCGCATCACAATATACTTGAGCTGTTACGCCTGTTGGAATAGATACTGATATAGCGCCACCAGAAGCTGACATTGTTACTGTTTGTCCAGTTCCATTCTTAATAATATAAAATTTGTTTTGCAACGGAGCTGTAATTGTAACTGTAGATGCTGGAGTGCCTGTAAATAACAATACAGCATTTCTAGCTTCATTTGTAGTACCGTTAAAATTAGTAAGTGTATAAGTTGTAATTCCAGTAAGGTCAATACCATCAACACCTGTAAGCGCTTGCTCTACTAGATTTAAATTACTATTGGTAGTTGATCCCCAGGTGCCAGCCTGCTCACCATCTCCAATGAGGGTAAGTTTTAACGAGGTTGAATAGGTGCTTGCCATGATATGTCCTTATTGAGTATTATTTATATCTGTCCATGAAGTAGGTACATTGTTATTAATTTCAGTCCAAGATACTGAATTATCATTGTTTATAGATGCCCATGTAACAGCTTGGTCATCGTTTATTTTAAACCATCCACGAGGGAATTGGGAGTCTAATAGTGCAAATGTTTCAATAATAGAGGCCTGGAATGCAGCTGTAACTGTAGGCGTATCTGCTAAATTAACGTTTTCATCTAAAGATGCAATGTAATTTGCAATAACAGAGTTAGCATCATCTGAATTAAGATTCTCTGTAATCGTTAAGAAGAACATTTGAACAATGGTTGAAATATCTGCCATTGTAATGTCTTCATTTATTGAAACTAAAAAGTTAGTTATAACTACATAAACATCTTCCATTGTCATATTTTCAGTAATAGATGACTGGAATTGAGCTGTAATGCTTGTTGTATCAGCAAGGTCTACATTTTCTGTTTGTGACGCTATAAACTGAGCTGCTATAGATCTTATATCATCCATCGTAAACGGCTCTTCACGACTTTCTAAGGCCGCAAAGTATTGCACTGATGAATCATCTAAATTGCTATTCTCTGTAATACTTGATGCAAACTGAGCTTCTATAGCTGGTGTATCGTTTAAAACTGAATCTTCTGTAATACTTTGTAAGAAATTAAATGTCTGAGCACTTTCATCATTCATTGCTACAAATTCATTAATAAGCCCAAAGAAGTCACCTGTTGTAGCATCAATATCATCCATGACAACATTTTCTGTAACTAACAAGTCAAACGCAGATATCTGGCTACTTGCATCAGCCATAACAATATCTTCAGTTAAAGATAGTATGAACGAATTGCCGCCTAGTCCAGCAAATGTAGGTTGAGCAAAGGCAGCGTATCCAAACATTATGCTGTATAAGTACCAGAAGCGTTAAATTTGATAATTGTATTTGAGCCAGATGTTGTTATGGTTGGTGAACCTGTAGTTGTTCCAGAATAAGCTGATGTTGGTACACTAATAATGACAACACCTGAACCACCAGCAGCTCCATTACCAGATGTATTTCCACCACCGCCTCCACCTGTGTTAGCAGTTCCTGCAGTGGGAGTAATACTTCTATTAGCATCCCCACCAGCTCCACCACCACCTGCACCACCAGCACCTACAGTAGTTGGATTTAGATATGCACTTCCGCCTCCACCTCCTGCATATGTAACTGATGTACCTGTAATAGAACTTGCAGTTCCTGCACCACCATTACCTGATGATAAACCAGATGCACCTACAGCTGAAGCGCCACCGCCTCCACCACATCTGTATGTAGGGGAAGTATTTCCTAAACCACCAGCAAATCCTTGACCAGACGTTCCAGCTCCGCCAGTACCTACAACAGATGAATTTTCACCGCCACCACCGCCAGATCCACCAGCTTCTCCGTTAAGCGCACTACTTCCAACACTAGAACCACCACCACCACCTCCACCTGTAGAGGTTATAGAGCTAAATACTGAATTACTTCCATTAGCCCCATCTCCCGTGCCAACTGTACCTCCAGCACCGCCTGCTCCTACAGTAGCTGTATAAGTTGTTCCTGTAGTTAAAGTAAGTGTGCTTGTTAATAACCCACCAGCACCGCCTCCACCGCCAAGACCACCACCATAACCACCACCAGCTCCACCAGCAACTACTAAATAAGATGCAGTGTAGGAATTTCCAGTAGTACCAGCATTTACCCAACCGCCAATAGTATTGTAAATCTCCAGTTGACCTGTAGTCGTATTGTATCCTTGAGTTCCAGTAATAGGACTTGCTGGTCTTGTAGCAGTTGTCCATGTAGGATTATTTAATTGGCCTGTAATAGTAGGCGTAGTAATAGTAGGCGATGTACCTAGTACAACAGTTGATCCTGTTCCTGTAGTGGAAGTTAAAAGCGCTGGTGGTACCTGTGTTAATGCCATGGTTTATCCTTATGCTGTGTATGTGCCTGAAGCGTTAAATTTAATAACTTTATAGCTACCATCAGTAGTTACTGTTGGTGAACCTGTAGTAGTCCCAGAATAATTTGCTGTAGGAACCCTTAATATAACTACACCTGAGCCACCAGCTCCATTGACATTAATTGGAGGATAACTTGTACCACCACCGCCACCTGTATTTGCCACACCAGGGTCTGCAGAAGAGTAGTAACTTGTTCCTCCACCGCCTAAACCCCCTGCTGTAGTTCTTGGGAAACGACTGTCAGGAGAGCCACCACCGCCTCCACCGCCATAATAAACAGCTGTGCCAGTAATAGATGATTGAAGACCGTTGCCACCAGTACCAGGAGTTGTACCAGAACCATTTGTCCCTGCAACGCCTGCACCGCCTCCGCCACCTCCAGCACCATAATCCCCTGCTGAACCGCCAGCATTACCACCTTTAAATCCTTGTCCTGATGTTCCAGCACCTCCAGTAGTTCCAGGTTCCCATGCTCCACCACCAGAACCGCCTGATGCATATCCAGTACCACCACCAATTGTTGTTACTGATAATCCAGTTCCAGAAAGGACTGAGTTATTACCATTTGCAGCTGAAGCACCGCCTGCTCCTACAGTAACTGTATATACTGAACCTATATTTATAGTAACTGAAGAACTTGTTAATAAACCACCTGCTCCGCCACCACCACCAGATCCACCTGCAGCGCCACCAGCTACGACTAAATAATCTATATTATAGACTGGTAAAGGCCATGTTCCCGATTGGCTGGCTTGAAGTTGTTGAGTAACCGCAAAAACACCAACTGCAGTACTAGCAGTAGGAGCAGTATAAGTAGCCCTGACAATTTTTGATGGGAATTTAGACATAATTAACTTATGGTCTCATAACTCACTACATATTCAATTGCACTTGATGTTCCAGATGTTACTACTAAACTTGTATTTTCAGTCATATAAACAAAATTACCTTTATCAATTAACTGAATAGATGCGTTTGCTGGTACCGACATTTGAAAAGCTAATCGATATGCTGTACCAGCACCTGCCGCTGCAGAATTAACTGAAACTGTTATAAGAGCTGGTGAACCTGTTACATTAGTACATGTTAAAGATTCAATTTTTAAAATTGTTCCACTAGAAGCTGCATTAGATAATAGTGTATTAGCCGTTGTATTTGCTGGAGCTAAATACCCTAACCCTCCATATATCGAGGTTACGTTTACAATGTTTGGGTTTGCCATTTATTTCTCCTATCCAAATACGAGTGCAACTGCAATCGCTTTTCCTGTTGTAGTTATAGACTGCCAAGATGTTCCGCTGTAATATTCTAGATTACCTATATCTGTATTATATCCCATCTGCCCCGTAGCAGGCGATGAAGGACGGGTCGCTGTTGTCCAGCTAGTCGGTGTAAAAGATGCTACGTTTACGGATCTTGTCATTTAGTTATCCTAAAGTTACTTCTTTCCAAGAAGTTGTTTCTTCATCCCAAGTGTATACTTTACCATCATCTGGCATAGGTGTTGGTGCTTCCCATAACCAAGTGTCTTCATTTATAATCCAAGAATTAAAAGGTTTAGGGGCTATGAATACATCGTTAGTTGCATCGTAAGAAAAACCAACTCCAGCGTAATTTCCACGTAAAGGTCTACCTTCTGGGTGTTGATTACCATGCGTATTATAGCTTGTTTGTAGCCAAGTACCTGGACTTGAATCTACGAATGTATCAAAAAATTCTGGTTCAGCCACGATGACCTGTGTAACCTTACCGTCTACTACTTTTGCGAAATGTGAAATTTTAGTTCTCCTTTATATTATGCGGTGTAAGAACCGCTTGCTGTAAATTTAATAATTGTGTTGCTTCCTGATGTTGTTATTGTTGGTGAACCTGTAGTTGTGCCTGAATAATTAGCCGTAGGTACAGAAAGAATAACTATACCAGAACCACCAGCGCCACCAGGATAATTTCCTACACTTCCAGCTCCTGAACCACCACCACCTGTGCCAGTATTAGCTGCCCCAGCAGTTCCTGCTGTACCGCCTCCTCCTTGTCCAGGATATGTACCACCACTTCCACCTAAAGCGTATGTAACACTAGAGCCAGTAATAGATGAAGCTACCCCTGCTCCCCCTGCTCCTCCTGTAGAACCTGTACCAACAGAACCTACAGCACCAGCTCCACCACCACCACCGCCACCATCACGTCCACTAGTAACGCCTGCACCAGCAAAACCTTGATTAGCTGTTCCTGAACCTCCAGCATCTGGTATTTGTGACCTAACAGCTCCACCAGAGCCGCCAGAACCTGGTCCTACAGTGCTACCTTGACCAAAACCACCACCTGTGGATGTAACTGTCGTAATACCTGTGCCTGATAAAGATGAATTTGAACCTGCTGTTCCATTATTTTCACCTGCACCAGCACCACCAGACCCGCCAGCTCCTACTGTAACTGTATAAATTGTTCCAAAAGTTAAAGACAATGCACTTTCTGCACTTCCACCTCCGCCTGACGTTCCTGCTGATGTTCTAAAACCACCAGCTCCACCACCACCTGCACCACCAGCATTACCATTACGAGAACCTCCACCACCAGCACCAGCAATTACTAAATAAGATGCTGTATAAGAATTACCTGTTGTACCAGCAATCACCCAGCCACCAGCAGTATTATAAATCTCTAATTGACCAGTAGTCGTGTTATAACCAAGTTGTCCAGTCACAGGGCTTGCAGGGCGTGTACCTGTAGTCCAAGTAGCCACAGCTAATCCTTTAGAACTATCTAGTGTACTTGATCCTGATGCTCCAGAAAGTATGAGTGCCATTATTGTCCTTTAGGATATTTAGTTTTTACAGGGTCTATCATGTCTTCTTTCCAAGCATCTATACCATTATGGTAAATGTAGTCTAGTTGGTCTGCAATAGCTGGGTATTTTTTGGCTCTTAATCTTTGATATTCTTTAGCATTATATTCTGCTTCAAGCCTAACAATCTCGGCATTAATTTCTTCATCAGTTACTGGAGCAATGCTTGGGCTTAACCATTCTATCTGTTCTTCTCTAATATTAACTTCTGCATTAGGCACTAAAGATAATATAGCTTGAATTTTTGTTATCATGCTTTTACCTCAATTAATGTAAGTGATGAAGCTCCTTGACTGCTAAATATTGTTGAAAATGCTGCATTTAATGCAGATATATAAATTCTATATGTAACAGATGATGTAGTTGCTGGACTATCTAAATATGTCATAACAAGACTAGATGCAGTATCTAGTATAGAAGTTGTACCAGTATTTGAAGCTAGTCTTTGTTCTTGTAATTGTGTAGAACCGTTAGCTAAAGATGCCCTACAATAAACATAAGTTTGTCCTGCTCCATTTTGGGCTACATACATACTATTATTTGATATAACTAAAATTTTATTAGAGTTAGATGTGGGAGTAATAGATGTTGAAAATCCTGTATCTTGTAATGTTGTTGATGTTGTAGTAAATGAAGTTGTTGTTGAAGCATATACAACTTGAACAATACTTCCAACAGGAAAGTTAGTATTAGTACCATTTGTCAGCACAGTCCCACTTGTAGTAGGCAATGTTAGCGTAGTAGTACCCGCTACTGCTGGGGCAGCTAGGGTTATGGTACCGCTTGTATCTCCTGCGACTACTATGCTTGCCATTAGTTAGCCTCCAATGTTTCTACTCTTGCTTTTAGGTCGTTGATGATGGTTTGTTGTTCTTGGATTGCTGCTGTTAGAGTAGCTACTAGGAATGATGTATCTACACCTTGATATACTGGTTTTCCTTCATCATCTACTGCATCTTTTTCACCACTTACTGCATCTGGTATTACTTCTGCTAATTCGTGAGCAATAAATCCTTGACCAATAACTTCTGGTGCGTGTTTCCAATTCCATAATACAGGTTTTAATTTAGATACTTTATCTAAAGCTCCTGTCATTGGAATAATATTTTCTTTTAAACGATAATCAGATGATGTATTGTAAGAAGTAGTATTTGCTGTAGCATTAATGCCAATATATCCACAAACATCATTACTTCCATCAACAAGATATTGTAATGTTCCTGTTCCACTTGTAACTGCTGATACTAAAGCTAATGATTGACTGCTACTATCTGCTGCTTTAATTGTTGTTCTAATACCTGCACCAAAAGCAGATGATTGACCTATATTGACATTACCACTAGAGTCTATACGCATACGTTCTGTGCCGTTGGTACCAAACAACATTGGATAGGCGCCAGTTGACCATATACCAGCAGCATATGCTGAACCAAAATCTGTCCCTGAACTATTATCACGACCTAAATATAAAAATCCGCCTGTATTGCTATATCTACTATAAACAGCGTTAGTGCCAGTTGTAGCAGTAAGTCTAAACATACTTACACCGCTTGTAGCTTGAACATCTAATGCACTTGCAGGACTTGCAGTACCAATCCCTACATTCTGTGATGTATCTATAGTAACTGCTGTAGTACCAGCGGTTTGAAGTTGCAATTGTCCACTAGAATCTCCAGTAGAAACTATGCCACCAAATCCAGAATTACTTGCGTTTATAATTGATGCCAATTTTTATCCTTAAATAACTATATATCTACTGCCTGCTGAGACAGTAACGGTTACACCACTTGCTGCTGTTACAGGACCCGTACTCATGGCATTACTGCCTACAGGTATTGTATAAGAAGCAGAGATGGTTTGGTTATTGATGATTATACCATTAGTTGCATTAATTACAGCCCCAGTTCCTGTAGTCGTAGTAGGTAGCGCTAGATAACGGCATGAAATATTGTCAGTACCTGCTGGTGGTGCTGTTGAGAATGTTAAGGTAGTTCCTGATACCGTATATGTGCTTGGGTCTTGAACTACACCTGATATAGCTATAATGACTGATGCTGAATTAGCTGGGGTTACAGACATTGTAAACGCTGTTTGAGATCCTGTACCGTTAAAGTCTTCTGCTGTAATCACAGCTGCTGTATTAACAGATCCAAATGCTATAACTTCAATCACATCACCTACAGTAGCGCCTGTAGCTAAAACAATCGTAGTACCGTTAGACGCTGTGTAATCTGCAATCGCTAATTTAACACCGTTTCTATAAACTTCTACTAAGCCTACAGTGTAGGTCACAGTAAATGTTGTCTGACTTGCTGTCGCTGTAAAATCTGTTTTTGTGTATGAAACACCAGAAGCTGTATTAGCTACCCATGAAGGAATGCCTGAAGCTAGACTAAGAATTTGTCCATTAGTACCTGCAGGTAATTTAGCTAATGTGTTTGTAGCTGATGAATAAATAATATCACCAGTCGTGTAAGAAGTTAGTCCTGTACCGCCTGATGTAGCACCTAATGTACCTGCTAAAGTTACAGCACCTGATGTAGCTGTACTTGGTGTGAGTCCATTTAAAGATGTTTGGAATGTTGTAACTGCTGAGCCTGATAAAGAACCCCATGTTGGAGCAGATCCTGTATTACCTACTAATACTTGTCCTGTAGTGCCTGCTGCTGTAACACCTAAAGATCCAGTACCGTTACCATATACAATACCGTTAGCTGTAAATGAAGTAACATTTGTACCACCAGCCGCAACAGGTAATGTACCCGCAACTAAAGCTGAGCTTGATGTTGAATATAATGCGTAGTTAGCTGCAGAGAAAGTAGTTAATCCCGTACCACCATAAGCTGTACCTATTGTGCCACCGTTCCATGTACCGTTTGTAATAACAGTAGATCCAAGGTTTAAAGCATTAGTGCCCCATGTAACGTTTTCAGGAAGAAATCCATGTACATCCCATGTACCCGCAACAGTACTATTAGCTAGTAAAACAAGTTCAACAGCACCACCAGTAGTAATTATTCCAATAGGCCCAGTAGAATAATCTTGTAGTGTTAGGGTGCCTGTTGCATTGTTATTAAATACAAACGCTACACCTGTTGTTAGGGTAGTTGCATCTGGCATCGTATAAGTCTGATTACCAGTACCATTAAGTGTTTGAGAATAACTAGAAGCCGCTGTTAAAGCTGTTGTTCCACCTGCAGCTGAAATAGATGTGTTAGATTGATTAAGTCGGTTTACAGCTACGTTTTGGTTTGCATCTCTTAACATGACAGAGTTAGCGCCAGATGATGTAGTGACACCTGTTCCGCCATAAGCTACACCAATCGTTGAGCCATTCCATGTACCAGAACTAATAGTGCCTAATGCACTGACATTACTTGAACTATCTAGGTTAACTGATTTACTTGAGGGGTATGTAACAAAAACATTAACTGTACCAACAAAGGTAACAGCAGTATTAGAGTTACTTGAAGATAGAATTGTGTTACGAGTTAATGTAGGTCCAGTAGTAGAGTAAGTACCGATACCGACTTCAAAATTACCAGTTGCATCTGTCGCAGAATAATAGGTCGTGTTTCCGTTGCCAATAACGGCAAAGGATTGAAACCCAGTAACTAACGAAGTTAGGGTAAAGCTGACTGTGGTGTTAGCCGTACCCTGCTGCTGGACACGATCATTTAACGCAAGAGCCATTTAAGCTCCTTAGCTAGTAGCTGTTGTAGAGTATGTAACGCTTACTGTATCACCAGCTGTTGTAACTTTAGCTGTTGTAAATGCACCTGCAGAATACAACGTACCACCAGTATTAGATTGAGCTGATGTAGCACCAGTACCTGTTACCAAGAAACATCCGCCTACTGTACCGCCTGCACCTGTAATTGTATAAACAATAGCTGTTGCTGCAGATGTAGTTACGTTTGATGGTGTTGATCCAGCTGATGTTGCTGATGCAAATACTGCTGTACCACGAACTGCTGATCCACCCACTGTGTAATTAACAAATTCTGTCCAGCCAGCATGTGAGGTTTGTGTATCTGATCCAGTACCAAATGTTGGTGATGCACCTGAAATAAGACCTAAAAATGGACCTGTTACAGTGTATGCAGAACCTTTTAATAAGGTATCTAACATGAGTTGTTTACCAATAGCATTTACTAGATTAGGAAATGAATCTTCCCATTTTAAATTGCCATCTTTATCATGACATTTTACTTCATAAAAACCTTCAATACCTACAGTTTCATTAGCTTTAGCACCCGCATTTAAAGTGATGGTAGCTTGATCGCCAAATCCGCCTTGTTCATTTTGATTCATAATTGCTCCTTAACTTATTCTTAAAATGGCACTTGTTGAATTTGCCGTTGGAAACTGGACTGTAAAACTGGTGGTAGCTGTCTTATCAGATCCAAAATTTAATACAAAAACCGCTGCATTTGTAGTGCTATTATAAACTAAAGCACCCCTACAAGTAAAACTTGCTGGAGTCAATGTAACGTTAGCAAAGGACAAATAAGCTGTATTATTATCTGTATCTGAAAGTATGGTCGTAGGGGTTAAAACTACCCCTCCAGCCGTGTATCCTGAGCCTGTAACCTCATTAGTTGTGGTATAGACTGTGGTAGCATCATCTAAGTCTGCTAATGCGGTATAAAGGGCTATTTTGTATGTATATGGAGTACCTGTATTAAAGTTCTCAAGACCTTTAAGCATATTAGATTTAAATACTGTGCAAGCGGTTTGGGTTATCATGGAGATACCTCATATCTATTATGCTTAGATAAGTTATGTTTTTCTGGTATAACCTGTAAATTTTCAATCATATGTAGTCCTGATACTATTTTGCCTTGTAATGGAATGATATGGTCAACATGCCATTTAAATCCAAACATTTTAGTCCTTAAAGCCGCTAATTCATAGGCTTCTTTTATAAGCCATAGATCATCTTTTGTAAGCCATTTAGGTGTTCTATTTAATAAACTTGCTTGTCTTTTACGAACATAATATGCTTGTAATGGTTTAGTTCTTTGTCTATATTCTTTCATAGTATTTTTACGTTTTTCTGGATTATTTAATACATATTCCATACTTCTTGTAGCTATGGTTTCACGGTTTTTGGCTTTATATTTACGACCATAATTACGTGATGCTTCTAAATTATCCTGCCACTTAGCTTTCCTATATTCAGATAAACATGTTTTACATTTTGTTTCTTTACCGTCTTTATATAAAGAATGGTTTGGATACTCATTTAATGGTTTATCTTTTAAACAAATTCTACAAGATCTCATTATGTTTTAATTTTAAGCTTGACTTGACCGTCTCTATACGCATCACCTCTTTCAAGGCCATCACCAAGACGTTTAAGTTGTTGCATAGCTTCTTGATACTTATCTTCGTAATTCTTAATAGTATCTGCCTCTTGTTTTTGGAAGATCATTGCTTCACGCATAGAACCATAAAATAAGACTGGATCATAGTTATCACCTAACCATGAAGTTCCAGTTGCATTAGATACACCAGTTACAGTTGCAGTAAATCCAGAACCAGCGCCACCTAAGTTTGCTGTAGCGGCACTTAATATATTGCCTACCACATAGAACTGACCACCTTCATTTAAAGTGATTGAGCTTACTGCGCCAGATGAGTTAATGACAATAGTAGCTGTAGCACCAGATCCAGATCCGCCAGTTAATGATACATTTTCATATACACCAGGAACATATAATGATCCTGCGGTTGTAGAGGCAATTAGTGATATTTGGCCTTGCACAATCGTTACTGGGTAGTAAAAATAATGTAATTCAGCAGTATAACTAGCATTAGGTGTTGGACCCATAATTAAAGATAGTTCATTAGCAGAGCTATATTGAGATCCAAACAATGCGTAATGGGTTGGCGTTCCTGTATCGGTAGGACTAGGAAAAGCTTGTCTAATATAATTAACATCTTTGTTTAAAAGATACTCGTACGTTCCATCTGCATTAACAATAGCAAAAGAATATGTAGATAACCAATCGTTTGGAAGCGATAAGTATTTATTGCCAGATGTCAAAGTACCAGTTACGTTTTTACGTAAAGATGGTAACTGAACACTGTTGTAAATACGCTCTTCCGCTTCTTGCACAAACGTAGGTATATTAGCTACGAATAATTGTTCCGTAGTTTCCGCATAGTCTTGTATTGCTTGGTACAGTTGAACGTAGTTCATTACTAGCCTTGCTTACCGCTAATCTTACGACCTTTAGTAGCTGCACCATATCCACGCATTTCTTTAACACCATATGGATTTACTACTCCATAGTTGCCTTTGCTAACACCACCAACAGATATATTCATTTTGCTTACTCCGTTGCCAGGCATAGATACTGCTTCTTGTTCTGTGCCATTTGGATTAATCATAGGTTGTTTATAAACACCAATGTCATTACCACCGCCAGAAGGATATTTAAACTCAGTGTAAGCACTAGCATCTTTGTTCTCTTTAGCGTGACCTAAAGGAAAAGCGTCTGCTGGTGTCACTGGAACTTTGCGTTCTTTAGTCATGATTATTTACCTTTTTTTTGATTCATTGCTCTTGCTAAATTGCGTCCAAGTTTCTTCATAGATAATGAAGTTACTGAAGATGCGCCCTTAGAACCTTTACCAGATTGAATTGCAACGGTAGGTCCTGAATCACCTAGATTTTTGCCTTTAGTTTTACCTTGTTTAGTAATACCATCAGCTCCTGATTTATATGCCATTTTGTTTCTCCTAATTAAGTTGTGACAATTGTTACATCGCCTATTATAACATTACTTATAAGGTGGTTAGGCGTTAATAAAGTATCAAATGAACTTGCCCCACCAACTGGATACCAACCCCATTCAATTTGACGGCTACCATCTTGAGGATAGCCATTGTCTTGAATATTGTTAGAATTATTTTGTCCAGTTCGCAATCCTGTATTACCAGATACTTGATAAGATACATCTGGTCTTGGTTCACGTACCGCTTGCGGATCATTCACAGGATACATACCAAGCAATAACTGTGGTTGATCAGGTTCCCAGCATTCTGGGCATACTTTAACACTTATTTGCTTTGTTTTAAGTATAAGCTTTCTTAATTCTTTAAGCTTATAACGTTGACCACATCGGTCACATTCGGCAATTGAATTTTTACCACTTGAATACTTGGTAGCCATAGTTACCTTATATAAGACATATTTCTAGGCACAAATCTAATTGATGCCTTTTCTCTGTCCTCTTGAGATGCTAGATCCCATTGTTTTTCATAATCTGATTGTAAGAATGCTACTCTGTTTGGATCTACGGCAGGTGACTTAATAGATAAATAATAAGCCAATCCAGCTACCATACATGGTAAGAATCTAAATGGAATATCATTTACAGTAACACCAGTACCAGCATCTTGCACTCTACGCATTCTCCAGTAAACAAATACATACTGATTGCCAGGGGAATTAGGAGTTGGCCATACATTAACGCTTGGCAAGTTTTGTATTGTAATATAGTTAAATGGACTTGCTGTAGCTACATGAACTGCTGCAGTTGTATTGTTTTGACCACGAGCACAATTTAATAATTGGTTATTAGCGTTATCTACATTTGGATAGTAAATAGTTTCATTATCAATCTTAATAAATCCAGCTGATGCAATATTAGACACATCGCTTAATGTAATGGTTGTAGCTGTAGCGCTGATAGAAGCAGATAAATATACAGTGCTTTCATTAGACATACCAGACTGCCTATTAATCCATACTTGGATAGGACGACCATTGGCTAATTTGTTAGGAATTGTAGAATATGTATCTTCTGATATACGATTAATGTTAATGTCTTGTTGATTAGGACCACCGTTACCAGTACGAGTAATCATACTTAATAGATCAATAGTATCTACTGGAAGAGCATAAGTAGGCTGCCCTGTAGCCATAGTAATTTGACCTTCTTCAATAGTCCAAAGGTTAATACCACGATTAGCCCACTCAATCGTTAATAGATTAAGGCTTCGTCTAGCTGTTCTAAAATCATAACCAGTTCTTAATTCTAAACCACAACGCTCAAATGCCTCTTCAATGAGGTCATTCATGTTTAGGTTAAATAAACTGGTTCCTGTAGTTTCGGCCATGATTAATTACTTTTGCAGAATACGCAAATTTTTGATTTTCTTGATAAGCTTTTTCACAAATTTCTTAATCATATAATCCTTTATTTTTTAGCTGTTTTAGCAGCTTGTTTGAATTGTTTTGCTGTAGGTGCGCCTTTAGAACCAGGCTTACGCATCTTTTCACCAGAACCTTGAGCTATACGTGCCTTCTTAGCGTGAATATTGGCATAGAGGCCGACCTTGCCACCTTTAGCAAATTGAGTAAAGTCTGTATTATCTTTACGGGCTTTCTTTTTGCCCTTAGGCATTTTAGTTGGGGCTATATCGCCCATACCACGAGAGGCTCTCATTAGCAGATTTTTCCTTTAGTTTTACCACGAATAGCACAACCGTCTGCACGAGCTGATGCTGAACCACCTTTAGCCATACATTTAGTTTTGCCACCACGTTTGTAATTGTCATCAAACTTTTTAACTTCTGTACTTGTATCATACATAGCTTTATTTTTACGATAAGACTCAGGATCTTTCATTTCTTCAACCTTCATTTGCTTTTCTTCAATCTTAACTTTTTTATCATCAGAAGGAGGAGTGATATCCTTAACAAATTTCTTGATTTTTTCAATAATAGCCATGATTATTCCTTAGCAAATTTTGCCTTTTGTTTTACCACGAACAGCAATGCCATTAGCTTTTGCTAATTGAGATGCTTTGCCACCAGCAGCCATACATTTACCACCCATTTTCATTTTATGCATTGATGATTCATGACCTTTTACTTCTTTTTTAGCAATCATTTTTGCATCTGATTTTGTTGCACATCCTTTAGCCATACCGCCTTTTTTCATGTAGCCCATTTTATTTCTAACCTCCGTTGGTAATTTTGATATTCCAGGATTCTTACTTTTGTCTACAGCTTTAAGTTTCCCGCCTTTTTTCATAGCTGGCATGCCCTGTGGTGCGGCCATAGCTGCCATAGGATTAACTGCTGGCATTACTGGGGCTGCTGATCTTGGCATTACAGGTGCTTCTGGTCTAAAAGCTAGTGCTGGTCGTTTCTTTGCACGTCCCATCATCATAGCCATTCTTGGGTTTGTTGATTTCTTTTTCATAATCATCCTTAGTTACATTTCCAACGTTTTAAAGAAGCTGCTTTACGAGTAGGTCTGCCTTTTTCATCTTTCATAGGTCCAGGCATTCCAGACATCCTTGCACAAAAAGATCTTTTACGAGCACCACCTTGTGGTTGTGGGGCTTTTAAATTAGATCCTGTAGCAGCGTTATACTTAGCACGGCCTTTAGCAGTTAATCCAGCACCTTTAGATACGGGTAATTTTTCCCCACGTCCTACTGCTAATGATACACCACCTTTTTTAAACTTTTTACTTTTATCAGCTTCTGCAAAATCTTTACCTACTGATTGAGGTATTCCAACCTTTTTAGCAAACTTAGGATTGTAAGCAACTGCTGTCATAAGCTTATGTTGAGCTTTAGATTTGCTTGGCATTATTTACCTAACCAGTGAGTTACCATCCAGCTAATGATACCAGAAAGAATGGTAGCGATAGCAATAAATACTTTCCAACCGCCTTTAATTTCTTCTAACGTCTTTTCAATACTATCAAGACGTTTTTTTAAATGTTCCATATCTTCCATAAGAGTATCCACATCAGACTGTATATGTTTAATTTCTACACCGTGTTCTATAACTTCACGTTCTGCGCTCATATATTATCCGTAGAATACTGTTACTGTCATGCTGGCTGGAGTTGTTGCATAAATGCCGTTATCGCAGCGAATACCTTCACCAGGAATAACGATATTAGATACTCCACCTGCATTTGCGGGAATTACAACTGAAAATACTGTAGTGCCAGCTGAGCCGTTTTTTAAAGTTAAAGTGCCTCCAGCTGTAGGAACACCAATAACCATACCTTTAATACGAGCAGGTCCAGCGAATACAGCAGAGTCAGTCTGAGCAGCGGCTATTGCCGTAGCTTTTACATCATATTGCATACCCATAATTAATCTCCTTAAATTATAAACAAAGGGGAGAAATCTCCCCCTAGATTAATTATTGTGTGTTATATGTTGCACGATCATCAGATTGAGCGTATTGGAATGTAACAAAACCTGTACCAGCTGTTGGTTGGCCTACTGATGTTATTGTAACAACAAGAGCTGAAGAAGCTTGTTGGCTGTTAGCTGCTGCAACATCAACTGGTGTTGATTGCATATTAGTTAACTGTGCTGCTGTAAATGTAGGAGTTGTACGAGCTGCTGTTTTAGCATTAACACCAGAAGCATATTCAGTGCCAGCTGCAGTTTTACCAATAGTTAAAGTAGCTGATGTAGCTGAATCATATGCTGTAATAACATCAACAAAAATGTTAATAAGCTTAGATCCTGCTGGAACATAAACTGTTACGCTTTGAACTAATGTTGCATCAAATGTAAATGCTGTTTGTTGTGTTAATACTGTTGTACCAACGTTTTTGTATGGAGTATATCTATTTGTGCCTGATTTAACTGGGCCTGAGAATGTTGTTCTTGACATTGTTTTTCCTTCATAAAAAGTTAGGTTCATTAGTCTTTTATGCGTCTGCCAGGACAGTCTAATAAACCAGGATGTGCCTGGATATGGTTATTTTACAACACTTTTGCCTGTAAACGCTAGTATTTTTATATTGACTGGCAAATAAAAAAGGCCCTCCGAAGAGAGCCTTTTCCATCATCAAATGCTTAATTAAGCACCTGGTGAACCGAACATACCTAACGGATCTGAATATCCGAATGAGTAACGTTCACGTGATTTATAACGTACGTTACCTGTATCAAAGTCACCGTCCATTGAATTACTTAATGGAGTACGAACAAAGTGTTTCATACCATTAGGAACATCAGTTGTTAAGTACCAACCATTAGCGTCTGTCAAGAAGTGGTTAATTGTATAACCTTCTGGGATAGAGCCATTGTTCTTAATAGCATTGATATCATTGTCAGCAGTACCAACACGTAACTCAGTTTCCAATAAGCGAGTTGCAACGAATTGCAATGCTGGTGGAACGATAAGTTTTTTAGGTTTAGCAGCAATCAATAGACCACGCTCATCAGTCCAAGCTGCGATTTGAATAACTGCATTTTCCAATGAAGTTTCGTTCAAGTCAGCTGCTGTTGATGGTGTGTTACTATTTACGCCACCTGAAACAAGCGGATGGTCAGTAGCAAATAAAGCTTTGCCGTCACCACCAGCGTATGAAGCACTGAAGCCGTTATTAATAACTGCAGCAGCCTTCACTTGTTTCGTGTAAGACATAGCTCTCGCTAAAGCCTTTGTGTAACGAGCTGATAAAGAATCATATAAGTTATCTTCAATAGCTTCTTCAGTTAAGCTGAAGCCAAGAGCGATAGTTTCATGATTGTATCGTGCTGTCCAAGCTTCTTGAGCATTGTCATAAGCGATGGATGTACCTTCGTTTTTGACTGGTGCTGCTGAGAAACCTGATAGTTTTGTTTCTTCTTCAAATGAACGTTCAGAAGTCTCTGTTTCGTAGATTTCTTTATGTTCTTCGCCATATCTTGCATATTCTAAACCGAATAATGCATTAAGTCCTGGTAATAGCTCTTTAAGGAGCTGTGCACGTGAAATAGCCATGTTTTATTCTCCTAGTTAAGCTGTGTAAGCCACGCCTGTAAGGGCAGTGAGCTGTGGGTTGTTGACTTTTACAATTACTTCTGGATAAAGCGTTACGCCAGATAATACATATGCTGTATCTGGAACAACTGCAACTACTCTCCATGGTAATGTTGTAGCAGCACCAGCGGTATCTGCAGGTTTAACAATAGATGATTGTGCATTACCTGTTGTTGTAGAACCTGTACCGTTTTGGATTTCAGCTACGTTAGCACCAACGATAGTTGCATTAGCACCTGTTACTACTGTTGGAGCGCCTGAAGTTGTTACTGTCACCTTGAAAGAAGCTGAAGCATCAACCACTACATAAGCAATAGCATTAGTAACGCTAGTACCTGGGTAGTATTGAGCTTGAACTGTCTGACCTGATGAATTTGTATATTGAAAGCCTGTTGCAACACCGATAATAGTACCAGTAGTTGTTGCACCAGATAATTCAACTGTGCCGCCCGCTACGATTTTAACTGAAGAACCGTTATAGATTGGTGTGTTGTAAGAACTACCTATTTTATACTGTAATGTTGCACCAGCATAAGGCATACCATCATAACGATTAATCGCTTCAAATCCATAGGGTTTGTCAATGGTTGGATAAGCCATATTTAAAACTCCTTAAATTAAAAAATTAACCTTTGCCAAAACTAGTCGTAGACTTTCTCTCATTAAAGAGAGGCATTCTAGGATCGTTTTGACGCATAAGATTATTATCAACAGCGTCTGTTTGAGATTGCGTTTGCTTGTCATAGTACTCTGTCCTTTGCTCAACAAGCTCTTGAGGTGTCTTGCAAAGTAATAATCCGCCAATCTCAATATTGTCTTTAAAACGACTATCGGGATCAACTAACAGTTGAAATTTAGGTTGCTCTTCTGCTCTTACAGGTTCCCAGCCTTCTCTAAGTTTAGAACTGAGATTGCGTGGGTCTGCTGAGTTCATCATTGAAACTCTAATCCATCTGTACGCAAAGCCAGCTTGTTTGTCTGGTTCTGGTAACAATTCAGGAGCTTGCCACTGTTTAGGGCGCTCATCCTGTTGACGGGTATCTACTTCACGGGGAATTCTATTTTCAGCCATTTTGGGACTCCAATTTAGTTAATTCCAGCGCATATTGCTCTGGAGAAAGTTTGAACTTTTTAGCCAAAGCTAATTGTGTCTGCGTCAGTCTAATCTTTTTTGGGGATGTAGAACGAGTAGCAGGCGCTACTACCGTTGATGGTTTTTTAACAGAGTCTTTGGTCTCTGAGTTATTATCGCCAGCGAACTTCTCTGGGAATCTTTTCTTGATTTCAGTATCTATAGCGTTCCAGTATTGATCAGAGCCAGTTGTGACTCCATCACGTTCTAGTCGTCTATGAATACCCATAGCAAGGAAACTCATATCGTCATCAACACCATACCAGCTGTTTTTGTCCAACCAAGACTGGGTTTTTGAATCCAATCGTTGCGGTTGTTGTGACTGTTCTGGTATTTTTACCTCATTTTCAGCTGTTTGTAAAGCACTTTCGTCATATTGCGGTCTATAAGACGCAACTTCATGAACTTTAAACTTAGCTTCTGTGAGTTTTTCTTGTGCATCTACAACTTTATCAGAATCACCAGAATCATATGCTTCTTTATAAGCTATTCTAGCAAGCTCTAATTGTCGGTCTGCACCTTCTTTAGCGTTAGAAACATATACTTTTTCACCTTCTGTTAGACGGCCTCTAAGTTTTTTAGTTTCTTCTACTAATGATTGTGCTACACGAATTGCTTCTTGTTGCTCACGTACTGCTTGTTCTTTTTCTCTACGCTCATCGTTAATGAGTTTTTTCATTTGAAGTAAACGTTGTTTAGCTTCTTTTGAATACTGTTCAAGATCATCATTTTCAATGTCTTTTACAATTTCTTCTGGTAGTGGTTGAGAGTTCTTTTGATCTTCTTCAGGACGATCATCCACTATTTCAATTTCAATCTTTTCTTCTGCAGGTGTTTCTACTTCTGGTGTTTCCATTTCATCTGGAAATTTAAAATCATCATCAGCCATGTTAATTCTCCTTAAATACGACTAATGCCACGAGGATCTTCTACAATCCCCTCAACACTGTCATCATTAATTATTCGGAATTCCCTATTGTGAATCTTCAAGCGTGTGCCTGAGTTAGGGCGGGCTAATATGAAGTCACCAACTTTACACCAAGGACCTGTAGGAAATCTTTTTTCATCCTTGTAGCAATCTGGACCCATTTTAACTACAAAGAATACTGTAGATAAAACTTCTTCATTTCTCATTGTTTCAGAGGATTTAATTAATCCACTATCAAACTTTTCATCTGCTTCTGGGATCGCACATAAGATACGATAGCCTGAAACTTCTGGGAGCTGCTTTGCTTTTTCCTCATCCGTTTGGGGAAGAGTTGTTACCTGGTTTACATCATCGGGATTTGAGCCGATTAGTATGTCACTCATCTGAGTTCTCCATTTGTTTATTTAGATCTTGAATGTATCTTCGTGTAGAAAGTAGACCTGATATCTTTCCACATATATTTTGGTATTCAGCGTAGTCTTTGGCTACCCCAGTACCTAAATGTTCTTCTAAATTTTTTACTTGTATATCTATTTCTCTTAATATTACTTCGTACTCATTCATTTATTTTCCTTGTTTGAAGGTTGTTGTCTTTGTTGTTGTATAGACATTTGAGCTTTGGATCTGCCAATATCTGAACCTAATCTAAAGCCTTCTATCTTTTCTTTTGATGCAATA